CGCCCTGACTTTCCAGAACCATACGAACTGCCCGTTGACGGACCTCGGGGGAAAAACGAGTATTTTTAGTCATCCTGTTTACCTCTTTCTCAGGGAGTTTAGTCTCCAGGATTTCCGGGGCGGTTCAGCCAGTCTTAACACTCACCATTTGATTGCACCAGTGTTAACGATTTGTTACCGGATATCAGACGCGCTGGATAGCCAGTAGAAACATACCATTAAAATTATTACAATAATTGGTCACATGATTATCTTATGCTAAATAATAGAGATATGAATATTAATGAACTTAAAGACTGTATTCACTATGAAGTAATCGGTAGCGAGCGTCCTTTCTCCTGGCGAAAGGCAATTGTTCGCGCAATAAAACATAGAAGAGTTCGTTATTTATTTTGGTGGCGCATAGCCAAATACCTTTTTGATAAAGGCGGATACTGTCGGAAGATTGCGGGGAAAATAGAACGTTTCATTCTTGATAAATATAATGTAACAGTCCCTTTAACTGTAAATATAGGGAAAGGCTTTGATATTTCTTATCTCAATAGTGTTGTTATCGGTCACAAAGTAACCATCGGTGAAAATTGTTCAATAAAACCAGGGGTAACTATTGGGCTACGTGGTGATTTTAATGATATGGATATTGTTATAGGACATAATGTGACCATTGGTTGTAATGCCACCATTCTTGGTGGCAAAGTGCGTATAGGAAACAATGTCACAATAGGTGCTCATGCATTGGTATTGCATGATATTCCTGATGATTCAACATTCATCACTAAATTTCAGTCTGAAGTTATCTGCTCGTCCTCCCGCACATAACCCTGATTCATCAGCTCTGGCCATACGATATCCGGAGCTGTACTGGTGTCAATTCGACTCACTAATACTCTGTATTTTCTCCAGGAATCCAGTTGTGAATTTTCCTCGTTTGTTGCTATTTCAAGATTAACTGCATCCTGCAGAATTGCGATGTTATCTGTTGCCTCCTGGATCAACCTTGCCTTTTTCTCTTCCGCTTCCCGTATCCGAAACAGTTTTTCTGCTTCCTCATCCTTCACCCAGGATACGCCGTCCCACTTCTGATACTCCCCTGCTGGCGACAACCAGGTGACATTCTCTGGTAGCGGTCCGGGTTCAGAAATAAACAACGCGTCCCCCGAGGCCACGTCATAGACCGTTTTACCACGATGGTCTTCAACAATATTCCACGATTCATTTTCACTGTTAAAAACTGCCACAAAGCCAGCAGGAATTTCCGGTGGGGCGATATCTGTAGAATTAGCTGGCAGCCCTGTATGAGGTGGAATATATGCGTCACCTTCACCAATAAACTCATTAGTTCCGGCCAGCAGGTTATAAATTTTTACAGTACGTGATTGTTCACTCATTCTGAATGCCATTATGCAAGCCTCACAATATAATTAAATGCGATGTTTTTAACGGTGTTTTCCGCGTTACCAGCAGCGTTAACGGTGATGGTATGTCCATGTGAACCAATCGCAACAGAGTGCGTATGAGCGCCAATACCAACTGTATGTGCATGCGCCCCTGCACTTGCAGCAGTGCCTGATACTGAGTGGGTGTGTGCACCAGAAGAAGGCACTGTTCCATTCCCCACGACCGTGCCACTTGATGCACCATCAAGCCAGTCGAAATTCATACCTCCACTGTTTGGTCTCCTTAATGGAACGGTATGAGTATGTGCGCCAGCACTATTTGCAGTACCAGATACATTGTGGGTATGTGCACCTGTGTTATTCGTTGATTTAGTACCGTAATCAAACGACGATGTGGTTTTCGTACCCAAATCCGTACTGGATGCGCTGGCACTGTGGGTGTGCGATTTAATGCCATCCTGTTCCTGAGACAATACGGCTCGACCACTTGCGGGCTTGCCCTTGATTGTCCAGCCACGCATATCGGGGAGTACACCAGAGGGATAAGCTGCTGCAAGCAGGGGATAGGTTGTTTTATCAAAAGTCTGCCCCTGCATAACGGCATAGCCTGTAGGCACTGAATCAGAAGGCCACGGAATCGCCGCACCTACAGGAAATGAATCCTGCGGCGTCCATGCTGTCCAGTCACCCGTTGAGTACTGGCTGCGGGTATAGCTTCTGGATGTGTTATACACATAGTAAATCTGTGTTATCCCGGCACTTTTAAGCACAACCAGTGTACCGGCAAGATTCTCTGGGTATTTCAGCGCTGCACTTGTATTGGCATTCGCAGGCTGATGGTACAGCCCCGGCGTTTTGTAATTATCCAGATTCTGGTTTGCACCAATCTCAATACTCTGATCGTTAAAAATATCCTGTGATGTAACATTGACATCATTGGTCAGTGGTTTGCCATTAACCTTACGTCCAGAGGGCACACGCCCGTTTGCATTGTCATTAGCAGCTTTCACCGCTTTCGGAGTCGCGGCAAGCGTTTCAGACGTGCTGTTGGTTGCACTAGTAAGCTGGACTATCCCTTTTTGTGCTGTTGTTGCATCCTGTGCGGTGTATTTGCCATTAGCAAGGTCATATGCTGCCTTTACCGCCTTTGGCGTTGCCGCCAGCGTTTCAGAATCGCTGTTGGTGGCACTACTGAGCTGGACAAGACCTTTTCGCTCTGTGGTAGCGTCCTGTGCGGTATATTTCCCGTTAGCAAGGTCATATGCTGCCTTTACCGCCTTTGGCGTTGCCGCCAGCGTTTCAGAATCGCTATTGGTGGCGCTACTGAGCTGAACAAGGCCTTTTCGCGTCGTGCTGGCATCCTGCGCAGTATATTTCCCGTTAGCAAGGTCATACGCGTCCTTTACTGCTTTCGGCGTTGCAGCTTGTGTTTCAGACACGCTGTTAGTGGCGCTACTGAGTTGAACAAAGCCTTTTGCGGTCAGCGAGGCGTCCGGGTGACGTCGTGACTGTTCATGCTCTTTCAGTTTGTCATCCACGTAATCCACTGTGGCCATCACCATGGTGTTATCCACGGTAAGTGCCACGGTGGCAGTGCTGGATACGGTCAGAATGGTGCGAAATGTCTGTGCACGACCGGACCCTTCGGCAACGGCTGGCTTGTAACTTTCGGCAGTATTGCCTACCGCGATTAAATCGCCGTGCTCATCAAACACACCAATTTCCCGGATCCAGAATCCGCCCGTTTCTGGAGGAATAGCCAGCTCCGCAATAATGCGGTTCTGATGTGTTGCGTCCAGGAAGACGCGATTAACGGTATGTCGCCACACCTCACGCACAAGACGGGTCTGCTTACTGTCTGGCGTGGGTAAAGTACCGCCGCCGTCACCCACGGCCATATGTGTCAGGCGGACGGGTTTACCATCTGGTGCGGCTGCCTGCGCTAATTTTTTGGCACCCGTATCGGTGATAATGGTTTTAAATTTTCGTGTTGTGGTACTCATGCTTAATCGTCCGGATAGATGGTAATGACTTCACCGTCGTAAGTTGCTGCCGCTGCGAAAATATCTCCCGGGATCTCCTGAATGATATTCAGCCCTGTCATGTGGCGGCTGACCGGGCGGGCATCAGCAATCAACCGCTCCATTTCCAGATACATTTCCTCCGTCACGCCACTGTCCAGCGTGCCGACTTCAACGGTAAATGTTCCCGGTTCTCCGCCGAACTCCCACCACTCAGACACACGAATGAGGTATCCCAGCGGCTCAATGGCCCGGCGCAGTGCGCTGATGGTCCCTTTGTGTCGGTGTATCAGCCATGCATCACGAATAACCTGTCGCTTTGTCTCTTCCGGCCAGTTGCGATCCCAGCGGTCAACGGAAAATGCCCAGGCGAGATAAGGCAGCAGATGCACCGGGCATGTGTCCGGCGACCACAGCGTGTTGAGGTCTACCGGAATGTCTGTAATGCGCGTTCCGACGGCTTCGGCACAACGCATGAAATTGCTGGCTGATGGTGGTAACAGCGAATTACTCATTGCGCCCACCTTCGCTGATGGTGAACGACTCACAGCGCGCCGCCTGTATGTCGCTGATGGCCATATTCTGTGTGGGTTCGATTATCTCCACGCGTTGCACACCGTGCACATGCAGTGCGGCAGCAATGGCGGACAACGCCACGTCCTGACCGATAAGCCCCTGCTCAGCCAGCCACTTCCTGAACGACGATTCCGCCGCAGCCAGAATAGGTTCGGATTCCGGGCCGGGGTAAAAGTACAGTTTTGCATTCAGCCGCCATGTCACGATTCTGGCACTCTGTACGGTCAGGCGGTCGGCCACCGGACGGGTATCCTCTGCATTCAGAACGGCGCGAACGGTATTAAGCAACGCCTCCGTTGCTGTGCCGTCGCCTTCAGTGGACAGGATGGAAACCGTCACATTTGCCGGAGACGGGCTGATGGCCCGCGCATCACGCACCAGACCGCTGGCGCTGCGGGCAAAATACTCGTATGCACCTGACGGGCCAGCAACACTCAGGCCGTCGTACGCCCGCTGCGCCCGCAGTCTCAGTGAGGTGTCACTCTCCATCACCGCGTCGGTGGTATCCGTTGCCGGAGTGATGGTCAGGCGCTTTGTGTTCATATTGCCCGCGAGGTTGTCCAGGTCTGTCCCGGTGCTGTGGCTTAACATGCAGGCCCGTGCCCCCTCATTGACCCGCTGGCGTAACAGCATTTCACGAAACGCTGTTATCTGGGCGATAACGTTCAGGGGTTCCGATTCCAGCTCCAGCGCGGCGGAGACGGCTTCACGCTGTTCGGCGGGATAAGCCGCAATCATCATGGCCTTTGTGTCAGCCAGAATTGCCTCAAAATCAGGCTCCGCGATAATGGCGGGGTCCGGTAACTGGGAAAGGTCAACAGCAGGCATGATTTACTCTCTCAGCGTGATGGTTAATTCAACATTCTGCATGGTCTGCATGACAGTGCCCGACAGCGTCACCCCGGCGCGGCCTCCTGCCTTCCAGACAACGTCGATGGCATCCAGGGCAATGCGGGGTTCCCATCGTGTCAGTGCAATCACGGCAGCACTCATGCATTGCAGACGCGTGGTGTTATTCATGGGTTCGTCAATCAAATCAGGCACAAGGCTGCCATATTCCCGTCGCATAACCCGGCTTGCCAGCGGGGTGGTCAGGATATCCCTGACTGACTGTTTCAGGTGCTCCATATCGTTCAGGTTTCCCGTCCCGTCCGGATTCATTCCTGTGTAGCGGGTTGTCACTGCGGGCCTCCTGTCGAATCGCTGCCGCCTTTCACGCCACCGTGTTTATGCGTATGCACGGTAATGCCGTTTGAGGTGAAGTTGCCGCCGCTGTGCGTGATATTGCCGCTCATCTTTCCTCCTTTTATGACGTCAAGCGTCGCCGTTCTCAGAAGGTTTGTGCATTCCACGACGGGCGTATCCAGTTTCACGCTGACGGATGCCTGTAAAGTGGCCGTTTTCATGCCGCTGGCGCTCAGTGCGCCTGCGTCCGCGTCGTAGCGGAACACCGCGCCGTCCGGCGCGCTGATCACGATTTCGTTCAGGCTTTTGCCGGGGGCCGGACTGGCATCACTCCACAGGCTGCCAATTATCATGGCGGTTTCCGGGTTGCCGCCAATGCAGGCAATTACCACCTGTTCGCCTGGTGATGGCGGCAGCCACACATTGAAGGCTCCCGCGCGCGTGGTGTTCCAGCGCAGCCAGCCTGTTTCCAGTTCGCCGCTGCGAACGCGCACGCACCAGGATTCCTCATCAACTTCAGAGATGATCCCGGTACGGATGATGTTGCTCAGCAGTCGCATGAGTTCTGCGCTCACCGTACAGCCTCCGCAATCCGGCCCAGCACCGTGTTATAAATCAGGCGCTCATCTGCCTGGCTGATACCCAACAGCTCACGTACCGGGTAATCGGTGAAAATGCCCGGCGCAACCTGATCGCGCTCACCGAACTGATGAACGCGGGCAATACGTGCGGCCACGCCGCTGTAACCCACCGTCACACCGGAAGCATCTGCACGGGCTTTCAGGTAGCGGGCGGTGCGCAGTTTTACGAACATGGGGACGCGCTTTGTGCTGTCCTGGTTGATGCGCCGGGTGCGTATTTCCAGAAAACGGTCGATGTCATCCCGGTAAAACGTGCGGATATTGTTTTTATCCTCATCCCACCCGGTAATGGTTCGCCCGTATTTCCCCGTGTCGTGATGCCAGTTTTTCAGCGTGCGTGCTTCGTTATTCCAGATAAAGCGAATGCGTTCCTGTATCCGGGTTACGCGGCGTCTGCGTGGTGTCCACGCGGTCCCGTCCGGCGCTTTCTGTGACCGGATACGCGCCTGCTGGGCGCGGCGTAAATCCTGTGCCAGCTTTCTGGCGATGTTATTGATGGCCTGCTGATTCAGGCTGTCGCGGATGGCATCAAAGGTTTCATCCACGCGGGTGAATGCCTTATCCATCGCTTTCACCCCACGTCACATCCTGGAATACATGCGACCAGTCGCCTTCGGAAGATGGCAGGCGGGGTTTTGGCTCAGGCAGGTGTTCTGCCTGCGGTGTGCCCTGACTGCTGCGCGTGATGCGAACGCGTTCCCGCAGGGGGAGCGTAAACAGGAGATCGGCGCTGTCATCGTCATTGATAACGGCGGAGAATTTGATGTCCTGATTACGCTCCGGATTGAGCAACAACTGTGGCTGATTTTCGGATAACCACGCCAGTAGCGGCAGCGTGAGGTCGTCCAGCTCCCCGGCGTAATCCATGACAAACATCACCATCTGATAGCGGTAAACAAACGAGGGCGTTTCTCCGGTCGTTTCAATGTTGCCGCTTTCCACGAAAATGGTGAATTTTTCCGGGTTGGCCTGACACCATCGGCATGAACGGGTCATGGCTTCACGCAGGGAATCAGTTTTCAGCATGGTTGTTATCCTCGTTGTTCAGTCGTTGCAGCCTGCGCTGTTCCAATAATTCAATGGCCCGTTTATCCGCGTTACAGGTTTCCAGTGCATCCAGAAGGCGGTCGCCCCATATACCGAGATTTCCCCATGTGGGAGTATCAGGGAAGGGGGGAGGCGTTACCGGTATGGTCAGCGTCTGCGGTATAAGCCGGACTGACGGCGCTGGCAGTGGCGCGTTCTGCGTGCCTGCGCAGCCTGTCAGTAAAACGAGCGTCAGGCAAAGCGTGGGCGCATTCATCTTTTGCAATATCGTTGCGTAGCTGTTCACGTCTTACCTCTCCGTCCTGATTGCGTTGCTGATTTTCCACGCGGAGTTGCGCCAGCACCTGCTGCATATCCTGTACCCCGGCGCTGATGATATTCAGGGTGTCGGCGGTACTTTTCAGGGTGCTGGCCTGCGCTTCGTTTCTGGCGTTCTCCCGGCCCAGCGACCACGACAGACGCATGGATGTTCCCCATCCGGCAATCAGAAGGAAAGCGACGCCAAGCGTGGGCCAGAGCTTCATGCCGGATAGGCTCCGTGTGGTAACTGAAAATGCGGTCCGTCTTTCAGAGTCTTCCAGTCGCCGCCCCATTCCACCGGAATATTCAGTTCCCGGCTGGCCTGTCTGAATGCTGCTGCGATTTTTTCGTACAGCGGCCATTCCCATGACACCTGGCTGCCGATATAAGCCACAACATCCACGGCATGCCCCGTAAGGTGGCGGCTGTTCATGGTCTGGCTCTTACCCGTGGCCACCAGTTGCTTCTGGCGGTAACGGCTGCGCAACCCTTCGGTGATACCAAAATCCACTTCCGAGATTTCCAGTGCCCGTCGGGTCACTTTCACCAGATCAGGATTTACGCCCTGCAAATTCTTTTCGCTCCGGCTGCTGAATTTAAATGTGTTGCTCATTCGTCCTTCTCCTTCACCCTGCGATTAAAGGCCGCAATAACCTTGTCGCGTGCTTTCTCTGCACCCATAAAACCGATTGATGCGCCGATAAACGTCACGGCATCTTCAGGAAACCCGAAGAAGCGCAACGACCCGGCCACGGCCATGGCAAGAACGCCGCACGCCAGCGATCCCGTTACGGTCTGAACCAGTGTTCGTCCGTCATAAAGACTCATCAGCGCGGAAATGCTGACCGCCGCGCCTGCTGCATACACCGTTGGCAGGTGGTCAAAGAGCCACGCAATAACCTGCTCTGTGATCCCTGTTTGAATGGTGCTCACTGCTACTCCCCCCACAACTGAATCATTTCTCGTTTCTTCTTCTCCGGCTCCGGCATCTCAACTTCCTGCCCGGCGTCCAGAAATACCTGCTGACAGAGTCCGGGGTTGGCATCCAGCACCTTTTCGGTGACGCCCTGCGTCGTGCCGTAGTACCGGAAACAGAGCGAATCCACGGTGTCGCCTTCCAGTGCCTTCACTTTCATCAGCACAACTCCGCAAACATTCGCGGGCGGCACAGAATGTCAGAGATGGCCCAGCTCACATCACGCCACAAATCCGATGTCTGTATATCCAGAGCGTCCGCCCGGCGGTCGCCCTTGTCCGTTGTGTCTGCATCACGATAACGCTCCAGAATCAGGGCGCGCGTGGCGGTATAAACAGCATTGCGCCAGTGCCAGAGATTGACGCTTTCTCCGTTAATTACGGGTGCCGGAACATCGGCCAGCGTCTGATGGCCAGCTGCCTGCTGTTCCTGCTGCCATGCTTCCAGCTCGCGGGTAACGTGTGCCACAGCCCCGGTGGCAGTATGCAGCAGGCGGGAGGTGGTCACGCGGCCCGGCAGTCGTACCGCCAGACGCAGCTCGCGCAGCACAATATCCGGCCAGAATGCACCCGCTGAAATGCGGGTATCGCCATCATCGGTATCGGTGATGTCGTCCTCTGCGGGTCTGGGTTCAGTTCTGGCAACCATACTCATGGGGTTCACTCCTGAAAAAAATCGGGCGGTGGGTGCGCGGTGTAAACGGTCACGGAGTCAAACCGGAACACCGCGCACGCCGCCCGCTGACGGGGTCAGTCGTTAACCGCGCTTCGCCTTCTGCGTCGCGGTGGTTTTTCGTGTTGCAGGCTTCCGCGTTGTCTTTTTACTTTTGCTGCTTTCGTCCTGCGCCTGCTGTGCGCTGGCGTCTTCTGGTTCGGCTGCGGAATCGGCTTTTTTCAGGGCGCGGGAAAGGGTTGCAATCTCGCGTTTCACACCTGCGTTCGGGTTCAGGTGCATCGCTTCGCGCAGCAGCTTCAGTGATAAGGCCATGTTGTCTGCATCGGTCAGACCACGACGGGCAAAGGCGCACGCCTTGCATAATTTGGCGCGTACTTCGTCCGGCATGTCCTGGTCGGTGACAATCTTCCGGAGGGTGTCCAGTGGTTCGATAAAGGCGGACAAATCCGCGTCGGCATCCGCCCCGGCCTGCGTCAGTACCGGGTTGCAGATTTCTTCGGTCAGCACTGTGGCAGCAGTACGGCCAAAGTTATCCGGCATAATGAGGTTATGACGGACCACATACGCACCAATACGCAACGCCAGCGGAAGATCGCCGCAGTCAATCGCCCACACCATCAGCGTGGCAATCACTTCATCCTGCTGCCCGCCGTCAGCCTCCAGCGTTCCCTCAATCCAGCCGGAAAAATCCGGCAACAACTCTTTTTTGATGGCGGCTTTCGCGCTTCTGGCCTGTACGCCCTTAAGCCGGGCCTGTGCCAGACGCAGACGATACAGCACCTCTTCATGCGCGGTACGCGCGGCGTGGTCCACGCCTTCATTCGCCCGGCCTGCGCGCTGTGCCATCACGTTCTGCCAGTGTTGCTGTGCAGGAGTAATCATTTGTTCTCTCCGTTACTGGCGGGCATGATGCCCGCCGTGAGTTGATTAGCTGTCGGCGAACTTCAGGCCAGTGACCATCGCGCACTTGCCATAGTCTTCAACGACATAAGCGTCATTGATGGACTGGTAGGTGGCGATGCGGTTGTATTCCGGCTCGTCTTTCATCAGGCGACGCATTGAACCTTTCTGCCAGTAAATCGACAGGTTGTTGAACGAGGTGATCAGTATCGTTGCATCCGGGAAGAACGGCGCAAGGAACACGCCCAGCCCGCCAATGGTGCGCGATGACAGGATGAGCTGCCCGGCGAGTAATTCCGCATTGGGATTCTGGCCGCTGATGCTGTTCAGCACGGGCAGACGCAGCGAGTTAAACAGGTTGCGCCCCATAATCACCACGAGGTCGTCAGCTTCCTTGTGCCATTCATCCAGCAGGGATGAACGCGCGTCCTGTACCAGTGCATCAGCGTTCGCATACTTACCCGCGTGCGCCACGGTGTTGTCCATGTTGCGGGAGGTCAGCGTCACGTCATTCATAACGCGTTCGCTGGCGTCGGTTCTGATGTGCTCCAGCCAGCCCACGTTAACGTCCTGAAGCAGCTTGTTGGTGCTGAAGTTGGACTCATCCGCGTGAGACGTGCCGTTGAAACCGATCATGATGCGGTCAAGCGCCACCTGTCGGGCAATCTGTGCGCTGATGCGGGACTGAAAATCAGGGTGTGCCGACCAGGCATCAAGCTGCGGATACGAAATAAACGTGTCGTAGTTCACCTGTTCGCACTGGTATTTGCGGTTTTTCAGATCAACCACGTTATTCGGGTTACGGCGTTTTGTGCCGTCATAACTGGTATTCGTGCGCGCAATCGGCCCGGTGGTATCCAGGAGGATTTTTTCGCCTTTCTGGTCGGTCACGCCGATCACGTTAATTCTTTTTGTAAATTCGGTGCTTTCCTTTGAGGCGTTTTCAAAACGCTGCTGTACCGAGGGTTCCACGGTAAATCGCGATACCAGTGCGGAAACCGGGATATTGTTAAGCGACGCCTGCTGCGCCATATAGCAACCCAGCTTGTTGCGGGTAATATCTGACATCACCAGATTCATAAAAAATTTGCTCCTTTGTCTTATCAGAAGTCAGCCAGCTGGTCGGAGGCTGCGCCCGTTGCGGTGAACCGATTCTGCGGATCGCCGTCCTGCGTGCGCAGTTTTTCCTTCAGTGCTGCCAGCTCTGTGGTCAGTAAAGTGATTTTCTGGCTGTCCTGCTGATGGCGGGTTTCCAGCACATTAAAACGGTCGATAATGTCGGCCTGTGACGTTGCAACGCCTTCCACCGCTTCCTGAATACGGGAGAAACTGGCGTCATCCGCTTTGCGGCCACGACCAATAATCCCCATTACGCGGTTAAACCACTGGGTGCCTTCTTCCTGGCGTTGTTCTGCCATTTCGATGATTTCAGACTCGATGGCTTCGGAGATAAGCGGTGCTTCACCCTGGATACTGTTGAACGTCATCACCGCCTGACGCTGCTGTGCCGTGAATTTCAGGCGCTCAGTGCCCAGGCTTGCCGGGGTGTCGGTCATCGCCAGCCCGACCAGATAGGCACGCCCGTTAACGGAGAACTGCGGGTGCAGTTCGATACTGGAATAGATTTTCTTGCCGTCAGCGACAAGCTGCTTCATGCGCTCGGTCGGTTCGATTTCTGCATACAGCGCAGTACGTCCGGCCAGCGGGCCTTCCGTAATATCTTCCGTACTTAGCGCGGTGACATCGCCCATTGCGGAAAATTCGCTTGACGGGCATGGCGAGAGATAGTGCTCAACGTTCACGCGGGCAGCGTAAACATCCGGGTTGAAGTTCTCGGCGGCTTCACGCAGATGTACCGGGCTGATTTCGCGGCCATCAACAGTTGATCCGGAGACAGCCACGCGAAACTTTTTGCGGGATGTCTTTTTTTCATTAGCCATAGTTTTTGCCCCTCTGACTGGTTCTTCAGTCATGATGGCAAAGCGTAACAGGCTGATACAAAGGGCTTTTGTTGTAAGAAAACGGCCAGAACAGGGGGTTAAGGAGAACAGTTTCGCGCGCGGGTAATCTTCCTGTAATTACTCAGGGGGAGCAATGATTCAGGACGCTTTTGTGCGCCAGCGTGCGCGGCAACTTTACTGGCAGGGTTATCCGCCCGCAGAAATATCACGTCTGATGGGAATAAACCCGAACACGATTTATGCGTGGAAAAAACGCGACCAGTGGGATGAAACGCCACCCGTGCAGCGTGTCACGCAGTCCATCGATGCGCGCCTCATCCAGCTTACTGAAAAACAGAATAAAACAGGCGGTGACTTTAAGGAAATAGACCTGCTGACCCGGCAGCTTAAAAAACTGCATGATGGCCAGCCGGATGCGACGGTCACAGGAAAGAAAGGCCGGGCGAAAAAACTCAAAAATCATTTCACGCCGGAACAGATTGCCGCACTGCGGGAAAAAATCATCAGCAGGCTGGAGTGGCATCAGCGGGGCTGGTTTGATTCCCTGACCCTTTGCAGGGAAGCCGGGATACGTAACAGGATGATCCTGAAATCCCGACAGATTGGGGCGACCTGGTATTTTGCACAGGAAGCTCTGCTGATGGCGCTGCGTGACGATGTGGCGCAACCTTACCAGCGTAACCAGATTTTTTTGTCTGCGTCGCGTCGTCAGGCGTTCCAGTTTAAAAGCATTATTCAGAAGGCCGCGGCTGAAGTTGATGTGGAGCTGAAAGGGGGCGATAAAATCATCCTCTCCAACGGCGCAGAGCTGCATTTTCTCGGCACTTCTGCTGCGTCGGCACAGTCCTATACGGGCAATTTTTATTTTGATGAATTTTTCTGGGTCAGTCGCTTTGCTGAACTGCGCAAGGTAGCTGGCGCTATGGCAACCCTCAGCGGACTGCGGCGCACCTACTTCTCCACGCCATCCACCGAAACGCACGAGGCATACGCCTACTGGAACGGCGACCGCTGGAACGAGAAAAAGGCCTCGCATAAACGCCAGCGTTTTTCTGTGGACTGGAAAACGCTGCATAACGGGCTTATCTGCCCTGACCGGACGTGGCGACAAATTGTCACGCTGGAAGATGTGGTTAATCACGGCTGGAAACACACCGATATTGACGAAATCCGTGATGAAAACACCGAAGACGAGTTCCTCAATCTCTATATGTGTGAGTTTGTTCGCGAAGGGGAATCGGCATTTAACCTGAATATCCTGATTGGCTGCGGTGTTGACGGATACGACGACTGGAAAGACTGGAAACCTTTTGCTCCCCGACCGATGGGGAATCGTCCGGTATGGATTGGGTATGACGCAAACGGCAGCAGTGGCAACGGCGACAGCGGCGCTGTGTCCGTGGTGGTTCCTCCGGCTGTTCCTGGTGGCCGTTTTCGAACGGTGGAGACGCGACGCGTTCAGGGGCTGGAGTTTGAAGAACAGGCCAGAGTCATTGAAGAGTTCACGTATCGCTACAACGTGGAACACATCGGCATTGATGTGACGGGCGGGAACGGGGAGGCTGTTTATCAGATAGTGAAACGGTTTTTCCCTGCTGCTATTCCGTACACCTTCACGCTGTCATCAAAACGGTCGCTGGTACTGAAAATGCTGCAAATAATGCGTGCCGGGCGGTGGGAATACGATCGCGCCGAACGCGAGCTGGTCGCGGCCTTTAACGCCGTGCGTAAGGTGAAAACACCGGGCGGCTTTATCACTTACGAAACGGATCGCGCGAGGGGGATCAGCCACGGCGACCTTGCGTGGGCAACCATGCTTGCTGTCATTAACGAACCGATTGGCGGCGAAGGAGAAAACGAGCGTTTCACGGTTATGGAGTTCTGATGAGCAGAAAAAATAAAAAAGTGCGCATGAGTTCACGCATTGATCTCGCTGATGCGCTCAGGAAAGAATCATCGCTCAGTGCATTCACATTTGATGGTCCTTATCGCCTGACCGGGCATGACCTGCTGGACAATATGTACTGTGCTGATAACGGGCGGTGGTATGAAACCCCGGTGGACTGGTACGGTCTGGCAAGAGCTGCCCGGCAAACGTCCTGGCATCAGTCTGCGCTTTACTTTAAGCGCAATGTATTACTCGGTTGCTACATCCCGCACCCGCTGCTTTCCCGGCAGGATTTCTCGGCGCTGGCGCTGGACTGGTTTGTGTTCGGTAACGCATTCCTTGAGCTTCGAAGCAATATGCTCGGCGAACCGCTTAAATTACGGCACGCACTGGCGAAATACATGCGACGCGGAAGCGATCTTGAATCATGGTGGTATGTGCAGGATGGCAAGGACGCGTTTCAGTTTCGCCCTGGCAAAGTGTGCCACCTGATGAATCCGGACATTAACCAGGAAATTTACGGCATGCCGGAATATCTTGGCGCATTACTCTCGGCCAGCCTGTCTCATTCGGCGGACATGTTCAGAAAACTGTATTACGACAATGGATCCCACGCCGGGTGCATCATCTACATCGGTGCAGCGCAGGTAAACCGCGAAAGCATGGACTCCCTGAAAGAAACGTTACAGGGTGCGCGTGGTGGTGGTGCGTTTAAAAACGTGCTCATCCATGCTCCCAACGGGGGCAAAGAGGGGGTGCAAATTTTGCCGTTCCAGCAGATCACCGCAAAGGATGAGTTCATGAATGTTAAGGCGGCATCCCGTGATGATGTGCTGGCTGCGCACCGCGTTCCGCCGCAACTGATGGGGGCGATGCCGGGCGAAAAAAGTGCGTTTGGTGATGTGGAGAAGGCCGCGCGGGTTTACGCAATTAACGAGCTGATGCCCGTCATGGAGGCCATGAAGCACATCAATGACTGGCTTGGCGAAGAGGTGATCCGCTTTAACCCTTACGCACTGTTAGACACCCAGCCCACATCCTGACGCGCTTCGCTTGTCTGCTGCTTCGCCGGGGCATAAAAAATTTATGCCCCGACTCTCCAGCTCCTGTATCAGTCAGATAATTTCACGACGCCTTCCAGTTTATCGCCACCATCGACAGTCAGACTCTTACGCAATCCCACCGCGTTGACTGCATGTTCTCGCCGTCTCAGTGCGATTTTGACGGCCTTACCTTTCACCCCATAAATCAAAAGCCCTCACGTCTTTTTCACGCTCAGCGTGAGAAATACAGCCATTCTGTTGTATCTCTGCGACATCGTTCAGGGAATGCTATTTACCCCCTGAAACGCGGGCTGTTCCCCCGTCACCTGCGCGCAGAAAAAACGCGTTTTTTTGTGCACGCACGGATCCTTGACGGATCCAGCCGCCATGCGGGCCGGAAGGGTAAAAAGTCGTTCAAAAAAATTGTGCAAATTTGTGCACTATCGTGCAGTGTGCATCGTGCTGTTTTCTGCGCAAAAAACGGATGGTAAATTTGTTCGTAGCAGGGAAATTTTAATGAGCGCAAGACATGAAGAAAGATTCATATCCTTATTTGATTTGCATGACTGTTTCAGTGCTAGGGATTATTTTCCTCTTTTACTGGTGGAGGGCAGATATCTACAGGATTACATATCTTAATTCGCGTATATCCAATTATTACATCTTGTGTAGTATGGGTATGTCCTTTTTCTTCTCCTTGTTTCTGGTGAAGAGGGGGGTAGTGAAGCAAAGTGGCTGGAAAGGACTGTCGGAATACCTGAAGGTTTATGCTGGCTCTTGCATTCTTACAGGGATATTCCTGATTATCCCTCTTATGATGGTGACTTATTTTTTACCAGGAGTAACATCACCATATGTTGCACCGTATGAGTATACATCCGGTAGTTCAAGAAGCTGTTCCGGAGCGTTTGTTGATGATCCCGATCTGCATAAAAATATTCTTATTTGCTATCCGTATGGTAACTATGAATATGACAATATTATCTATGTTGAAAAGAAAACTAATGCATTGGGCGTTGTTGTGACGTATGCACAGACTGCACGAGACGATGCTGAATAAGATACTACAGAGATAGTCCACTTTTTTTGTTTATTTGTCGGGATAAAAACAAATTACCCCGACTCACCATGTATTAATCTTCCGCTTTAAGTTAGTCTTGTAGCTGCGCTGTCCTGCTATGCAGCAAAGCGGCGTACTTTAATGCGTCCTGTGCTTTCTGTAATTTAAGTGCATAGTCAGTGGCGATTTTTTCCAGTTCAGCGATTCGGTTGTCTTTGGTTTCCAGCCAATCAAGTAGCGCCAATACTTCAGGATTCCCGACATCCAACACTGTTACGCGTGATTTTTCATAATGTTCGTCGGCAAGAGTTCGGCCAATTTTGAAATCTCCATCATCACCATAACCGGAGCAGGCATAAACAACCTGTGCTCCAGATATTCGCTGAATTGACATTTCCTCGCCGCAAATAGGGCATTTCGGTACTGGCACAGGTGAATAACGTTCACGTAATGCCTGATAGTTGATTTCGCTCATTAAGTCGTTCTCTTTGTTTATGTTCTGAGGTGGAGAGCAGGGCGAACTCGCCCTGATGTTGTGTTATTCAGGAAATAACGCCCGGATATTTCCGGCCATCTGACTGGTTATCTGTGCGGTTGATACTGGCTGTGATGCGGGGCGTTCTGTCCTGGTTTGTGTCAGGGATAACGCTTCATCGTCAGCCCATGCAGCCAGTCGGTAAGCCTCTGCCGGATTAATTTTCATAAGTGCCAGTCCGGCCAGAAAAGCCACGCGTTGACCACTTTTGCGGGCTTCTGGTGTAAGGCTGTCCAGCCAGGCGCATGCTTCGCCTTCGTTCTTGACGGCGGCGGGCTTCAGATAGAAACTTATCCGTCTGGTTGGTGTCGTCATTGGTTTACTCCTTGTCCATTGCGTACAGCCCATTAACCAGAGCAAACTGTGGCACCCCGTCCGCGATGAAAGTCGCATTAACTCCGCAGGCTTCGCGGATAGCGGGTGCCACAATCTCCGCCCCGCCACCGACAACCATCACCCGCCCGTAACCCGAAAAGCCCGCCAGCGCGCGGATCACGCGTTGTTTCAGTGTTTCTTCCTTTTCACGAATAACCGCCATCAGGCTGGCGTAATGCGCGTCATTGTGGATGTGCTGGCGCAACCAGGCTTCATCATGGCGATGTTCGATAATGGTATTGGCGATGTGGTGACTGGTACGCATACCGTTAGTGGCCATCACCGACAGTACGGCATCGGCCATCAGGGAAACGCCTACGTGTGGATCGCAAAACACCTGGCTGATACCTGCCAGTTGCCCCTGAACCTTTGCCACATCCAGTGTGGTTCCGCCTAAATCCACAATCAGCAGGGATTCAAACGGACTCATGTCAGCCAGTGCTTTAAAGCCAGCCGGAATGGATTCAGGCATAACCCGTACGTTACGGATAGTGAATGCTTCGCCGTTCTGGTACTCCACCGGGCGCATAACGTTCGATTTTTTGCGGCTGATGTTGGCCATATCCGGCTGTGCGTTTGTGTCGAAATACTCGCTCAGTGGCAGGGTGACAACCACATCCACCTCCTGTGGCGTGATGCCTGATTTGACCAGTGCGTGATGAATGGCAATGACATTCACATCGCTGTACTGGTATTGCGTGTCGGTCGTCTGGACAAAGCGATCGCTGACCGGATCAAAACCATAGCGCACGCCATCAAGCATGTAGTTCGCGGGCTGCGTGCCACCGAACGGCGCAGACCATTCCGACTTGAAGCTGTTCGGGCTGATGGCGTTGCGGCGTTCGCCGTTCTCAGCCCATGCCAGCTTGATGTTGGTGGAGCCGTCGTCGATACAAATTTTCATGTCGCTTTTCCTTATGTTGATTAATTAATCGTTTACAGGATTTTTAAATCCCGCTTTTGCCTGTTTTGTGCGCGCCTCATATATCGCGGCACGTTTTTTGCTCATTTACGGGATTTGTGAATCCCGTTTCTGTCTGTTTTTTTGTTTCCACTGGTCAGGCTACCCCGCAGCAGGTCTGCTTTGCGGTGGGCGCGTTCAGTGGTTTCACTGATTCTCTGTGCGTGCTCTGCGTCACGGATGGCGCGCAGCATGTCAGAAAGCACGGTAACGGGGGTGGGCATGGTGTTCTGGTCCTGCTGAAGTGTGGATACCAGACGTGCGGCGGCTTCGGGGTCTGATGCCCCCAGCTGTTCCAGATAGCTGGCGACCGGGTTATGGCGGATCTCCGTGCTGCTTACGCCGTGATTACGGCTCAGGCGCTGCCAGAGCTGCGTGATTTGGCTGTCCGGGCGGGTATCCGGTTTGCGTACAATTTCAAATCCCTGCGGTGCAATGATGCTGCCGTCAACGTACAGGCTGCCGCCCCGTAACAGGTGCTGCATCTGCTGTTCACCAATATGCAGGCCGAGAGATTCAGCAGACTCCCGCCATTCTTTAGCGAGTAACTCGTGGTTATCAGGCAAAGGCTGTGGCTGTTTGCGGCTCTGTGTCCAGTTCTGCATTTCATCGCTGCTGTTTTTTGCCTGTTTGTCACGAAGCGAACGCATCAGCGCCCGGCGTTCGTGCCGTTTCAGTGAATGCATCCATTCGTTCACTTCAACGCCGTCAGGAAGCTGCGGCCACGGTGCTGGCCGTTCTTCCGGCTGTTCTGTCCCGTTGTTGTCCGTTTCCTGTACACGGGGACAGTTATTGCCACGAGTCCAAGGGGCGGCAGGGCCGCCCTGAAGGTCAAAACCATTTTCGTGGGCGTTGTCTTCCGGTTCTGGTTTACGTCTTACCAGCTTCCAGTTATCCGGATGCGTGCACACACGGGAGGATTCCCCGATGAGTGGTGACCAGATCCCGTAAATCTGTACGCTCTGTTCGCCGTAATCGTTCAGCTCATCTGCGAGGTCGTAGGCGGTGCGAATCAGGTAGTCCTTGCGTGGAACAAGCACGCCACCCTGTTTTTCAATGTAGGTGGCAAAACACCCGGCATCGGCGGCAGCGAGTACCGCATCCATTGCATCATCTTTCAGCCGTTGCGGGCCTTCCGGATTGCGTGCCATCTGGCTGGCAAGGCGGCGCAGTTCACGCCACACCTGACGGGAGGGGATGCCAAAGAACTGGAACTGACGGACCCGGTGAAGGCGCGCCCAGCCGATGGCGCGCTCCACGCTCTCGGCCATTGATTTACCTGTTTCGTGGTCAACGCGTGGCTTGCCCGTTTTCGGGTCGATGCCATCCACGGCGCGGCTGTCCAGGTTCTTTCCGATGTAGGTGGCGATGTAGCTGGTTGGCGTGCCTTTTGAGCCGTCGACGTACTCCGCCTTAAAACGCGGAGTTATGTCATTGCCCAGCTCGTGGCGGTCTTCCTGAATGGCAATATCGCAGACGTGGGACACGATGGTTACAATCTCGTCAGGATGAGCAAAAACCATCATGTGCCAGTGCACCGTGCCGTCATGATGAGGCTCCACCGTGCGGATGCCATACCAGCGCAGGCCGTCGCGGTTCAGTTTTTTGCGGACCGCCGCAAAAAACGTGTTAACCAGGTAATCGCTGGAGTCGTGCATAGTGGCCCCGTTCCATTTGGGATTCGGATGACCGTTCTCCGTTGTTGCGTGGTATTTTGACGGGCAGGTGACAGTCAGAAACACCGCTCTGTCGCCACGGGCTTCGGCCAGAAGTTCCAGCCCCTTCATGGTGGCCATCATTTCTGCCTTACGGTGAACCGGGTTACTTACTCCCGCGTAATACACTGTCTCGAGATCAATCGTGAACCCGTCTTCATTTTCCAGCATGAAACTTTTCAGGAAATCGCGTGTTTTCTCGCGCTGTGCGCGAAACTCGCTTAACGCGTCCTGGCTCAGATAGGGTGATGTTTTTCTGGAAACCAGACAGGCGGCGCGGAGTTGTTCTTCTCTCCACTCGCAACGTAACAGCCACAGTTTGCGTTTCCACCATTCCGCACAGGTCAGGCGAAGGATTGCGCCCGGCAGCAGCTCCGTGTCCGGTTCGTTCCTCCGGTCTTTGTCTGTTGTCAGTGCGTCATAATGTGGAGGCATGGCGTGCAGGTGTAACGCCATGCGGGCCAGCATCTGATACGCCTTCAGCGTTACATCCATGGTCAGTTCGCCATCAGTCGCGCCAAAGCCATCGCAGAGTTTTTCGAAGGTGCTGCTGAACATCGCCGCCGTCATGGTGGCCAGCGTCTGTATCTGGTGTTTGTTGAGCTGCGGCAGGTAAAGCAAATCGTCCAGGCGTTCGCGTCCGGCAAGGGAGCGATAACCCGGTGTCAGCCAGCGGTGATCGGTGCGGTCCAGACGTTCGAATATTTTGCGCAGGGTTCCGCGCGCGTAGCGTTCAGCCTGCCAGCTCTTTTTGCCTTTCTGGCGATCGGCTTCCTGTTTTTTGCGCAGGAAAGAGAGGTGGCGGCTCAGAGGTTCACGCAGATAAACGGGAAGCACCTTCAGTGTGGCAAAAGCACGGGCCACCGGGTCTTGTTCTGTTGCCTGACGCTTGCTGATGATGCTTTGTGCCAGCTTTTCACGCTGTCCGGCTTCCTCAAGGGATGCCATGAGTTTTTTACCCACGGTGGATTGTGCGAAAAAGGCTTCCTCCTTCGCTTCCTGTTCTTCCAGAGCCTTTTTGTCTGCCTCAAGGTAGTAACGGATGGCGCGTTGTGAACCGCCCCGGAAATCCTGGAGACTAAACTCCCTGAGAAAGAGGTAAACAGGATGACTAAAAATACTCGTTTTTCCCCCGAAGTCCGTCAGCGGGCGATTCGTATGGTTCTGGAAAGTCAGGATG